AACCAAACAACGAAAATCCTTTTCTATTATTGTTATCGTCCATACCTTTTATTTATACAAAAATAAACCCCGGCGTTTCCACCGAGGTTCATTTTTATTATGTTAATCAGAGATTAACGAACTGTACCAGATGTCCAATACTGATAAGCAAATTCAACAGTGAATTCACCAATCGTATCATTGGAATCGTAAGACAGATCAATCGCACTTACGTTCACGGGGAAAGCACCCTCAATAACGTATTGTTTGACTGGTTCGTTCTTTCGGTTGAGTTGATCCACCAGAATTTGTGCTTGATAAGCACTTGGATTCAATTCTTGTGCAACACCTTCAACGTGACTATTGATGGAGTTCATCCACTGTTCGAAAGAGTTACGAACAGCAAAAGTACCTTCTGCAAAGATCGTTGCAGTCCAGTTTTCGAATGTACGATCTCCAGCAACTTTCAATTGACGACCACGGAATGGTACATCAATCTGTGCAATAACAGAGGCAGGCAATGCCGCCCCTTTGCACATGAAACTTGTGAGTTCGACTGGAACACCAGCGTTTACGCCGGGGTTCGTAATGGTGCAACGAAACAGGTTCGGTCTTGCACCACCCTGTGTTAATCTTGATTTGAATTCGTCGATGTTTAATGACATTGTATTATTCTCCTATATTAGTTGATTAACCGAATTGTCCGATTACTTCTTCGAATTCTACACCAGTACGAGTGGCGATGAAGTTCAGAGTAATGAAGTTAATCGCTCTTGCAGGTTTGATGTAAATGTCAGCAACGAATCTATTCGAATCGATTACTTCACCAGTGTTATTGGTTTCGTCACAAACAACTCTGAAGTCGGTGATACCACGTCTTCCTTGAATATCACGGAGATATGGTTCGACCAGATTTCTGAATTGCGCTCTTGTGAACTCATCGTTGAATTCAAACAATTGATACTTGGCAGCGATTGCAATCGCCTTCTCAAGAACAATGAACAGTCTGCGAACATTGATTCTGTCGAATGCGGAAGGTTTCGCTTGAGCAGTCTTATCACCGAAGAGGATAGTTCCTTCGCCGGGGAATGTTACCAGTGGATTGACACGGGACTTGTAAAGTTCGTCTCTTTGGTTTTGTTTCGGATTGAATGCGAGTTTTGCAACACCAAGGAGTTGTCCACGATTGTAACCAGCAGGTGACCACCAAGGGTCTCTGGTATCATCTGTTCTTGCACAAAGACCAGCAGTAGATCCAGAAGCAGGAACCCAGATGTACTCGTCATTGTATTTGTCATAGACGTACAATGGAGAACTATCGAATACTGCATAACTTGTGGATGGAAGTCTGTCGAATTTACGAAGAACTTTGTCCAGTTTTGCATCTTCTGTGGATTGGTCTTTAACTTCGAGGTCGGGAGAAATGAAAGCAACACAATCTTTACGATTTTCGCAAATCGTGATCAGTTTGTTTGCAATCAGAATTTCGTCCTCGGCATCGTTTTCGGCGAAGATCAGATTCACATCAAGTGTTTCTGCATCTTCGAACAGTTCCAAGGCATCGTACACATCACCACCCGTCGAAGTTCCGTCTGCACCGCCAGTGAATGTTCCGATGTAAACAGAACCTCCAGTAGCAATTGCGGAAGTGAAAGATGTAGTACCATCATCTTTGATGGAATCTCCATGACCATTTACAATGTTTTCCAGATTATCGACGATGATGTATCTGGATTGGGTGTTGATTACATCTTTGTAAAAGTTTGTGGAACCATCTTCTTTCTTCGCATCAGATGCAACGGAAAGAGGTCCGAATCTTTCGATGATTGTGCCAGGCGCTTCGGAGAACGAACCATCTGTGTCAATGACCAGAACGTTGATCTCGTCATTCGTAGCACCCAATTCTTCAGCATATGCGGAAGTGCCTGGAGCATTGACGAATGCGGTTTCGAAGTTTTCTGCTTCGGGAGGAGAGTAGATGAATCCTCTTTCGTTATCAGCAATTGTGACAACATCTCCAATCACAGGAAGTGTTCCCAAGTAAGTTGCAGGATATTCACTATCTGGATCATACAGAGTTCCGGAAGCATCAGTTGCAATATCGAACGTTTTTTGATATGCGTAAGATCCTGCCCCTTCGTTGGTGAGGTAAAGAACTTCTTGGTTTTCGAGATTCGTTACCCACTCTTTTCGACTACGAATTGAACGAATTACGATAGATAGACCATCAGTCAGGATATCGTTTTCGTCATCGAGGGTGATTTGAATCTTTTTACCTGCCAAAATTTCAAGTTCAACGATCTTTACTCTGGTTGGAACACCAGCTGGTTGAACCAAAACTTGCAGAGAGTTACCAAGTGCGCCTGGGCATCTTGCATAGAATTTATCTGTGAGAGATCCAGCTGCGGTTTGGTTGTATTGTTCGATGTTCTTGATGAGAGTTGGGTTACCATCTGTGGTAGCGTTTGTTGCATTCTCTTCATCGATTGCACGGGACACCAGAAGGGTGTTTCCGTATCTTAAAAACGTAGAAGCATTGAAATAAGATTCTGCTAACGCTTTGGATGGAGCTCCGAAGTTTCGTGCCAAGTCTTTTTCGGAAGACAGATTGACAACGTCACCCACGGGTCCCCAGCCAAAATGTCCTGCATATGCACCGATGGAAGTCGATACAGCAGGAACAATGTTAGTCAAGTCGATTTCTCTAACTTGTACGCCGGGTGAGACTAAAAAAGCCATTTAATTTCCTTTTGTTCGTTTTGTTTATGATAAGTCTGAATTACAAGAAGTTCATTTTCAGTATACATCTATTTATTCAAATCACAATTTTGACCAGTTTTCCATTTCGTCTTTCATCCTTTGGTATTCGGGATTGATCACATCTTCCGTCTGATTTGAGGAAATGAAACCAAAGTCCAGAAGTTCGTCTTCGATCTCTTTCATCTGTGATTCAAAGATCATCTTTTTGATGTCAATCTCTTCGTAATCCCCAAACGCCGAGGAGGACACAAACCAAGAGAAGATAACCAGAGTCATCACCAAGTCATCATTGTAATTATCTGCCGCTGCAAAACTGTTCCCTCTCTCTTCAAAGTAACTCAACTCAATGATTGTGTCAGCATCATTCAAGATCAACCGATTACCCTCGATGATATCTTTCATGTTTGATGTACCAATTCGTTTGACCTTTTTGGTAGTGGTTAGACCAACTCCTCCCTGTTTGACTGTCGATTCCACAAAGGTATTTTCATACTCAAAGTCATAATAGACTGAATTACAGACCACCTGCCCGGGCCCGTTGTTTTCGATAACCACCAAAGCATTATTGTACATCTTGCCGTATTTGACAATGATGTTTGGAAACAACAGAGGGGATACTTTGTTGTCATTGAATGTTGCAACTTGGGTGAACTTGTCTGATTCAACTTTGATGATATTGAATGCAGAACAGTCCTGTCCTCTTCCTTGCGATACATCAACTGTCATGATATAAAAGGAATCTCTTTCGGGTTTCTCGTATATTCTTCCCGATCCATTTGAGAAGGTTTCGATGGGTGGTTTGGATTTAAGACCCAACAACACATTGGACTCAATCAAGGTTCGATCTGTTCCAATGAATTCATTTGCGAACTCCTGTCGGAACTGTTGTTCACTCGTATTTGCAATGGTTTGTTCCTTCCATTTTTCATCACGCCCAGGCACGTCCCACCAATCAACTCGAAATGGTTTGAACTCATTGATTCCTTGGGATGCCCCTTCCCACAACTTATAGAAGATGTTTCCAACACCATTTGCCGTCGATGTGATAATCACCTTGGTCTTCGTACCCGATGAGATCACGGGGTAAGTAGAAGTATAGAATTCAGATGCCTTTTGTACGAATGCAAACTCATCACAATAGAGAAGAGATGCAGACATACCACGAACCGAAGAGGATGAAGTCGCTGCCGAGATAATCCTTGAATTGTTCGAGAATGTGACCGACCTTTTGTTCAGAACCTTACATCCGGGCTGAAGAAAGAACGGAATGTTTTCGAGCATCAATGTGATCCGAGAAAGAATCTCACTCGCCATTGCACCCTTGTTCGCCAGAATGATGATAGTCTCTTCGGGGTTAAACAACGCATAGTGCAACATATATGCACAGGTTGAAATCGTCTTACCGGACTGTCGGGAACTCAAGACAATACTGAATCGATTGTCGTTGAAGTGACTAATCATCTTCTTCTGATAATCATACAACTTGAACGGAACCAAACCCTTGTCGGGGTGAATGACCTTCACATATTTCAATGCGAAATATATGGGGTCTTTTGCACACTTCACATATTCTTGTACTTCTGCTTGGGTGAAATTGTGTACAACTCCATCCCTTTTGATCTGACTATTACCGAGATATGTATCACTCTGTATCAATGTCAATCACATCCTTTTCGGTTTCATTCTTTAGTAGTTTTTGAAGTTCGGTGGTTGATCCAACAAAGATTGCAGTATTGTTACTTGTTCCTTCCCTCTTTGCTGACTTCTCTGGATTGTTCATTACGTCCAGTTCGTGTCTCTTCTTCTGAAGGTCGATCAGTTGAGTACCAAGATCACCCGATGTCTTCAAGAGGGTTGCGAGAACTTCGTAGGTACGAGGATGTTCCGATTCATGTGCCAATTCGAGAAGACTGTCCAATGCCTCTCCGGACTTCATCATGATGTTTTTG